GCAACATGGCGATTTCAGCATCTGTCCACTTGTTAATCATCAGAATTCTCCGCTTGCGCGATTGGAGGGAAGAAGCGTGCATCCTTTAGCTTCCAGGCGGGCTTTCTGCTCTGCAAGAGCTTCGCGGGTTACCTTCGGTTCGATGTCGCGGAAAGTGGATCCAAAAGCGCTGTCTGTCGGAATCATTCCAGTTGCACGGACGAAGTTCGTGGCTTCGCGGGCCATGTCGGTGATGCCCTTGCCGAGCAGTGCAATGGAATTCGCTTCCTGCGGTGAAATCTTCTTTTCCTTGAGGTCGCGCATGGCTTCGAGCATCATCGAGGTTGCCTGGAACATGGGGGATGTCGGTTTTTCGTTACTCATTGTCGCCATCCTCGTTTTCAGAATCGTTACCGTCGTCTTGGTTGCTGCTTTCTTTGTTTTTCTTTTGGTTCTTGCGCTCGATTTCGTCCTCGACCTCATCGTCTACGGGTTCTGCGTCTTTCGGATTTCCGTATGTGATGATGGAGTACATTTTACGAAGAATGTCTATTTTGTAAGTTCTTTCAAGAATGTGCTCGACACTACCGAGAACTGCATCGTGAATGTCGCAAGGCCTTACCTGATCGTCGATGTCGGAAAAGCCTATGCATTCATCTATGTTTTTCTTGATTCCCAAAACGTCAAATTGCGATTCGTGAATGGTGCCGTCGAGGTCGTAAACGCAGAATAAAAGCAGTGCAATGATGTCGTCCTTGTCGCAGTCGTGCTCGATCTTCATCCTGATGGCGTTGCGGAGGCGGGTCTTCGTCATGTCTTCCTTGGTGCTTCGGAATTGAAAATCTTTTCTTTCTTCTTCTTCTGCTGCTTCGCGTTCTTCTTCAGTTTCTTCGTGGTAGTCGGGCAGGTCGCGCTTATCGAAGTATTCGAACGTTTTGAGAGTAGCAGCGTCGACAAGGATTCTCTTCTGGATGCCTGCTTCCTTGGCCTGTTCCTGCCCCTTGCTGTCGTACTTGCCGATTTCAAACTTGTCAGCTTCGTCCATGCAGTTTACGCCGTAACTGGAGAACTTACCGATGCGTGCATTTCTGCCTTCTTCCTGGAGCTTCTTCACCTTGGCTTCTGCGGCCTTCTTGGCCTTGCGGGCCCAGCAATTCGGATCGAGGCAGTAGGCTTTCGGTTCGTTCTCGAAAAGGTCGGCCTGGCATGCGCTGCACTTGTCGCACTTGAGGCAGGCTTCGTGTTCGAACGGTGCGCGGCTCAGGTCCTTGTGGTAACGGTCCAGAACTCCGTCGATGAAATACTTGTCCGTGCGGTAGCAACCTTCAAGCTCGCGCTTGAAGACGTTGTCCGGGAGGTCTGCAATCTTTGCGGCCGCGTCAAGGCCGATTACGCCTTCCTTGACCTTCTTCAGCACCTTGTCGCCAGCGTCGGCGAGTTTCTTGCGGACCAGCACCCAGCGGAGCGTGCGGCCGAAATGCTTCGCGATTACGCCCGGAGTCTTTTTCTTGTTGGAAAGGGATTTGACCGCAAGGCATTCTTCGTAGGGGGTCATACCCATGCGGGAAACGTTCTCGGAAAGCGGAATTTCATCGAAGCCTTCGGCGTCCTTGCTTACCACGTGGCACGGGACCTTCTTCAGCTTGAGCTGCTTTGCGGCCGCAAGCCTGCGGAAACCAGCGATGACGCGATAGTAAGTAGCCATGCCGACGTCTTGCGTGACGGTGATGGGGTTGATGATGCCGTGTGCTTGGATTGAGCTGACGAGATCTTCGATGTCGTTGACTTCGCGGACGTTGTCGCCGTTGCCGAGAATTTTGTCTACGTCGATGGTGCGGAAGCTGTACGAACGTTCTTCAGACTTCGTAGAGTCCTGCTTCGTAGCCTTCACGGCGTCGGGGGCGGCCTTGGCCTTTGCCGCGGTTTTCGCGCCGTTGGCGCTGGCTGGGGCGGTTTTCTTGGGTTGTTCTTTTTTAGTCATGATGATACCTTGTGGTTGTGTGAATTTTTTGTCGAGTTCCTTGTTTTCTTCGAAAGCCTTTTTCCCGGGGAATGGGATGCCGTGTCTAATGCAGAACATCATGCATGCCCGGTACGTGCGCCCGTGAGGCTGTCGACCAACCCGAAGCGCTGCGACGTCGCTGTTCATCCACGGTCTTGAATTTTTCATCTGTTGAAGTTTCCGTTCTATTTATGCCGTAATGGATTCGAGTTCTCCGTGACGGATCAGTTCTGCTTTGAGCAGTGCGAGCGCGTTCTGGTAGTCCGGTTTCGTTATGCGGTAAGTGTTCACGCGCTGCTGTATCCACATCGGTGCGACTCCGGTTATTTTGATTTGCTTGACGCGAGTACCGTCGTCTTCGACTGTGAGGCGATAACGTTTTCCGACGGGATTTTTGGCGATAATTACGGTCATGCTTCCCTCCATTCTGGCGGATATTTAAGTGGTTCGTTCCCATAAAGTTTCTTGTTGTGTACAGGGTCGGGGCAACGGTGCACGTCGTAGTTGAAGGCCAGCAGCCGGACCATCTTGCGGCGGAACTCGGCGATCTCGCCAAGGGTCGCGTCCTGGTCGCGTCTCCGGATAAGCCTGAAGAAGTTCCTGGTCTCGCCAAGACGGTTGCAGAGCTTTTCGAGAGCGAGGTCGAAGTTGCGGCGCTTCGCGGCCTTCGCTACCATTTCCGGCGTCACTGTCCGGTTGTCCCAAGAGTTTTTGCGCTTCTTCATGGCTGGCCTCCTTCCGGATCTAGCGGGCTTCCGCCTTTTCGAGGTCGTGCACGGCCGTGAACTGGAGCGCGGCGTGGTCGCACTTCCAGGACCATTCGCATGCATCGGCCATGGTCATCACGCCGAGCGGTTCGTATTCGCCTTGGGCGTTTTTCATTTCGACATAAAAGAGATCGATTTTTTTCATGATTTTCTCCTTAAAAAGGCAGGTCGTCGTCGCCTTCCATCTGCAAGGTTCCCTGTTCCTGGGCCGCTGCCACCTGGTTCGCGGCCTTGTCCTTTTCGGACATCTTCTTCTGCACCAGTTCGATGCCGTTGTTGCAGTTCAGCGTGAAGCCCTGCTTCTTTGAACCGTCTTGGGCGGTCCATTCGTACAGCTCGATTCTTCCGGAAACGCAAACTTTGTCGCCTTTGCCCATGTTGGTCTTCTTGACGTAGGCGGCTCCCCAGATCGTGACCGGGATGAAATCGCACGGGCGGGTACCGTCTTCGCGCTTGTAATTGCGATCGACTGCGATGCTGAACCGGACTCTTTCCTTGCCGTTAGGCAACAGGGTGATTTCCGGATTGCTTGTGAGACGACCTGTAAAGGTGCAAACATTGGTAGACATCGTTATCCTTCGATTAAATGGTTCTTGATTTCGTTGATGATTTCGTTGGCCTCGTGCTCGATGGCCTTCTTGTCGATGGGCGGGAGAATCGGCTTGCCTGCAGCGATGAGCGGGCGGTACGTTTTTGCGAGCTGCGCGAATGCCGGGAGCCTGCGCAGGTCAGCGTCGGACTTGAGCGGTAGCCAGGAATGCTTTACCGCCTGGACGCAGGCGTAGCCGATAGTGCGGTGCTTGATGCACCATTCCAGGTCGCCGACGGATGCCGCGTGCGGGAACATGCCCTTTTCCTCGTGCATCTCGTGCGCATCTTCGAAGAGCCGGCGCAGCATGGCCGTGCAGCAGGGGAGCCTGTTGATGTACTGCTTGTAGAACTCCAGTTCCTCGTCGCTCAGCTGCGCGGCACCGTACTTGAGGCGGTCCTCCTTGACCAGGGCCTCGATGACTTGGACTCTCAGGAGCCTAGACAAGTAGTTGACCTTGTCCTGTACGTTAGCAGGCATACTTCGCCTCCAGTTCTTCTGGTGTCAGGTCTTCGTCGCGGACGATATTGCTGCCGTCGGCGCTTTCGCCACGGAGCACGCGGGCGGTGCGTTCGCGTTCCTGGGCCTTCCAGTTCTTCGGGCCCTTCGAGGCGTTCTCGATTCTCTTCTCGTTCAGGATCATCTCTTGCACCTTGTTCCACACCCAGTTGCCCTTGCGCAGCACGGCCGCGTGGTTCTTGTACTTGGCGAACTTCTTGGGGTTGTTCTCGCCGTAGGCGTCCAGGATGTCGATGGCGATTGCGAGATGCTTGCCGTAGGTTTCACGCAGGGTGCGGCCTTCGGCGTCGGTGAGCATGACGTGGCCGCAAGTGCCGTAAGGCTTTTTATCAGACGCGGGGCTGGCGGGAGTTGCGGCAGAAAGGCTGACTGCCGCTTGTTTCTCACACCTCTCAAGGATTTCTCCCGCCAGCGTTGTTTTGGTTGTGGTGACCGCGTCTGTGCTTGTCGTGATGACGGATGTGGTAGCCGAATGGTTTGCGCAGGATCCGCCTGCGCTCGGGGTTTCTTGGTCGTTTGCGCTTATCACGGTATCAGGTTTACCAGAGCCTAAAATTTTGCCTTGCCGTTCGAGGCGGCGGCGGTAAGCGCGGCTATTTTGGTCTTGCCGAATTTGCATTTCTTCAATAGTGGCTTCGTACTGTACCTTGATGAACGGGTCGCAGTCCGGGTCCTGGCATCCGTTGATGCAGTCACCCACGGCCTTGCGCAGCCATGCACCGATTTCGGTGTCTGTCATTTTGAGAATCTTGGATGCGAGTTCGACCATATTAATGCCTACCGTGTCAGGTATTATCTTTCTGGGACGTGCCATCTTTATCCACCTTTGTTTTGTGGTACGCCTTCACGGCATCGATGACGATGGCGGTATTGGAAAGAGGTTCGAATTCCTTTGCCCGGACTACTTTTATATCCGCAAAAAGCGTATTCATTTCCGGAGGAAGTTTTACTTGAATACATTCAGCCATTTGTCTAGGTTCCTTTACTTTTGCAAGTATAGATTTTTTGTACAAAAGTCTTTTCTTTTTGTAATATAGTCTAATAATTTTGGAATGTCAATACATTTTTGTGAAAAAAAGTCTTTTTTTTTTATAAACTGTTGAACAATTGGATTAGAAATCTATTTTTGGTATGTGGAAGATTCTTTTTTGCATAAAATCAACCTAAATGCCCTTAAAAATGAGGTCGGAATTGATTCGGCCGAAGGCATTGGTAATTTTTTGCAGATGAAAAACCCAAAAGGTGTATATAACTGGGCGAAAGATAAATCTGCGTATGGCTCTAGGCCTTCTTATAACGATCTTGTTAGGTTGCTGGAAAAAGGTGCTACTGTCGAGACGCTTTTTGGCATTGATTATTCTGATAGGTCCAGTGCTCCGGTCACGGTTCCGCCTGAGATCATGAACGACCCTGCCTTCCGCGAAGGCCTCCAGGAATCCATAAAGGCCAAGGTCGACGCCGTTGTTTCTGAACAAGTCACGGCAATCCTCAAAGCAAAAGGCCTAATTTGAGTTGTTACCTTTGACAATTTATTGACAAAATTAAAAGGTATATTATGGAAACGAACGAAATCTCTTTGCCGATGCCTTTTTTCTTTGATAGAAGAACGACGCCATCATTGCAGGAAGTTGTCGATTCTCTTCAGGGTTTTGATGCAATCGCAAAGCGATTTCCAAAAATTCTTTCCGCTTTGCTCGGCGCACCAATCAAGTCGGTCACGGTTGATGTCAACAAGATTGAAATCGGATCGCTTTATGATGACCTGATCGTAAAGTTTGGTTTTGGCGGGCAGGAGCAAACTGATTTGTTTATGAAGGAAATGCACGAGAAGTTTATGAGTCACAAGGCCGTACCGTTCTTTCTTTTCTTTGCGCTGCTAATTGCTGGCGGCATTATCGCGTATAACGTTGTTTCTCCCGACAATGCGTCTTCGTCTGCAGTGATCAATTCGAACAATACAACAATCATAAACATGATATCTGCTGACGTGGGGAAGGATGCTGATGCCGTGCGCGAAATCATCGAACGTGCGATTCCTCGTTCGGACTCAATTAAACTGGCTAAAGATTCATACAAGGTTTTCAGCGCGTTTGGCGACAGCGACTCGCTTCGGTTCAAAAATTTTGAAGCGTACCGACTTCCAAAAGACGTTGTCGATACTTTCCCGAGCAGTTTGGACTTTGATTCTGTGCAGGAACTGAAAGATTTTGAAAATGTCGATGTGCAAATCCGTGCGGCAGATCTTGATTCAGTTGATCGTGGATGGGCGGCAAAAGTTCCTGCCGTATCTGACCGAAGAGTAAAAGTGAAGGTCGCGAATGGAGTCGACGTGTCAAAGGTGCAAATCGGAGCCAACGTCAAGGCGGACGTCACTGTTGTTTACAAGACGAAGAATGATGAGCTTGTGCCTGGGTATTGCGTAATTCGCAAAATTTACTGATTCTAATTGTCTACGCAAAAAGGCTTTTTGTAAAAAGATTTGACGAACCGTCCGATTTGGACGATAAAATTCCCGGATTTACTCCGGGCTTTTTTTTTACGACAGAACGTCCTTGATAAGCATCAGGGCCTCTTCGACGCTCAGTGTCTTTTCAAATACTCTCAGGATAATGCCGTAGATGTAGCCGAGCGTCTTCATGTCGTTTTCTCCTATTTTTTTTATAGGAATATAGTATATTTTATACAACTTTTTATATTTTTTATGTTAATTTTTAAAAAAAATTGTATTTTTTATAGATAATTGATTATATTGTTAACATGACGAAATTAAAGATCAAAGTGAAGGTAAAGGAATTCGTTGCCCGTATCGGCATCACGCAGAAGGAACTTGCCGAGTTGGTCGGTGTAAAGCCGGAAACGGTTTACAAGTGGTCCGATGGTACGAATAAGCCGACGTTTGACGTAGTTTACCAGCTCAAGAAAATGGGCATTACTGACTATGAACTTTTTGGCGAAACGTTTGCGGAGCAAGAGGAATTCTTCAAGAGGCGACTGCTCAACGCTTCAAACAGGTTCCTTGAGGAGATGGGCATAGAAACGAACTTAACCAAGGAAAAAATATGACCGCAAAAGAAATGGAAGTTGCTTATTGCAAAGCTCGTATTACGTGTATGAAGTCTTTCAGGCTTCTGCTGCGTGAACACATCAGGCTTTCCGAAGAAGGCGAAAAGCTTAAGCTGTCCTACGAACAGATTCACAAGCTGATGATTGCCGGATTGGTAAAGGTAGATGAAGAGCTTACCAACGAACTTAAGAAATGGTCCGCGATGCTATCCGAGGCTGAACGAGCCGACATTGAATCTGCGGAATAGGCCGTTCATGGATCGTCCGCTTTTCTGCATCGTGGCGAGTCGCGCCCAGGCTGCGGCCGCAAAGCCTGACCTGGGCAAGTACAGCCCCAAGGAACTCGCCGCCAAGGAAGGCGTGACGCCCAAAGCCGTGTACGCCTGGGTGAGGGAAGGCCTGCCTGCGCTTCGGCATGGTGACAAGGGCGACATCCAGATCTATTACCAGGATTATGTCCATTGGATGATAGAGTGCGCTCGACAGCCCGATTGCAAGATCAAGAACGTGCCAGTATGGGCGTACTGGTTCGTGCGTGCCGAAGGCTGGAAAAGCCCGGTTCCCGGTCGGACCTAGACAAACATGTTACATTTTTGCGCTCGTTGTGGTCTGCCGAATCTATATTCAAGACATGGCTAAGAAAAACGAAAAAATATGGAAAAAAGCTGAGACCGAGGCTAAGGCTGGCCCAACTTACCACATGCTAGAACAGGCGGATTTTGAAAAATTTATTCAAGAGACGCTCAAGGCGCAAGAAGCGTCCTTGAATGCAATGAAGATTGTGTCCAAGGCTATTTTCGGTTTTAGCGTTTAAAGCCCGTCGAACCCAATCGTTGTGTAAAAATCCGCGCTTCCGCTTGTTGGCGGAGCGCTTTGTTTTGTCTGCTTTAGATATTCCCTTGCGACCATAACCTTTTCTTGGTCTGTCAATGCCCTGTAGGCGAACACCTTCAGGGTGAATTTTTTATTTGGAATAATCGTAACGACATTCGGTCTTCTTATTGCGGCCATGACAGTGTCCTCCGTGTTGTCTTGTCAATATAAAATTTGCCCGGATTGCGCTTTGTCGCGCAAAAGAGAAAAAGAACCAAAAAGAGAAAAAGTCTTATCTTAGACTTTCCTTTTTAACCAATACATATATTTTTTATTATACTATAAATATATATGTGAGTTTCAGCATGCTGAAACTATGCTGAAACTATCGTTTTTTAAACATTTCAGCATGCTGAAATTATTTCAAAAAATTGCAGCTTCACATAGCCAGGCCGTAGCGCACGGCAGTCCGCTGATTCGGCAGCATCGTTAGCGTGTTGCTCGGTAGGCTCATGGCTACTTGATGGCTATTCCGCGCGCTCTGAGCGCCTTCCCGCGTCGTTGGCATTCTCGTATGCCAGCAGCCAAAAGAGAGCGTTGTGGGCCGCGCGGCGGGGCTCTGGGCAGGCCTGTGGATGGATTGCTCGCCGATTAACCAGTTAATTCGGACGGTCGGGCCCCTGCCGTTTGCGTGGGTTAACGCCTTGTTGCGCTTGCCGTTGCTTGCGCTGTAAACCTCTATCTTAACCGTCAGTGCTGTTTATGGGGTGCGGGCGGTTAATCGTTGCGAGCCTTGTATTTATGCGCGTTCTAGCGTGCTTCGGCGGTGCGTGGTCGGGTGGCCTGCGTGCTCGCGGTTAATCGGTTAAACTCAAAGTTAATCGGTTTAGGGCACCCCGCCCGCCCGGGTAGGCCCCCCCCGTCAAAAAGGGTTGCTAGACTTCGCGGAGTTCCAATGGGGGGGCGCGCGCGACTTTGAATCCAACTTTTTGAGATTTTCGGGTGGGTTAACGGGGTCCCGGATTGCCTGGTGATTTTTTCGTGTTACCAAAATTAACTCTTTAACGGCGTTTTCGGTTAATCTTGGTTTAGAGGTTAACAATGGACTACCAACGCCACCAACATTCATACACGGACGAAGAACTTGAAACAGGGGCCCAGTTTGCCAAACAGATCGGTGTCTCTGGTGCGGCAGTATCGAAGGCGACCGACAAGGGACGGCTCGACACTTTCCGGAATTCGCGCGGCAAAAAGTGCTATCACAAGGTAGTTTCGGCGCAGCAGTGGTCGCTCAAAAAGGACCGAAGCAAAGTAACGACGCCTACTCGCGGACAGATGGCGGCCGGATACGACAATATCGACGCGCAGGCGACAGCGCACATTCTCGGTAACGAGAATCCGCAGGCACCAAAGCCCGTTTCGGCTCCAGTCCAGGGACTCGATCTAGGGGCCGTGATGCAGGAACGTCAGGAATTCGAAGTTTCGAGAGCCGAAAAAGAGTTCCACAACGCTAGAGTGGCAAAATTCAAGGCCGACGAACTTGAAGGTCGCCTTGTCGACAAGCAGACGGTGTTCCTGAAGGCCTACCAGATGGGAGCCATGATCCAGGAAAAGGTCATGAACATGTACGTGCAGCTTGCTCCGAAAATTGTTGGCCATATCCAGGAGCAGTTAAGCATGTCCGGAATCGAGGCTGAAAAGCTCCGCGTGGCCATGAAGGACTCTAACCACGAAATAGGCGAAATCATCCGCAAGGAATCGATTACGGTGCTCAAGGACTTGAGCGGACGCACTCCGGAGAACTTTTTAGACTGATGTCTGAACAGCTGACAGAACCGACTGCCGTTGCGCAGAAATTCGAGAACACGCTGCCTTATACAGGCAACGTGGATTTCTGCCTTGGCGGGTTGATTCAGGGGCTCACGCCGCCTAAGGATCAGACTATCAGCCAGTGGGCAGCCGAAAACCGACTCTTGGCGGGCGAGGCGTCCGCTTCGAAGGGCAAGTGGACCAATGAGCGCACACCTTACCTGGTCGAAATCATGGACATGCTCAGCCCGCAGAGCCCCTGCAGCGATGTGGCCTTTATGAAAGGCTCGCAGATCGGCGGAACGGAATGCATGATTAACACGGCTCTCTACTACATGCTGCAAAGCCCGTGCCCGATTGGCCTTTACCAGACCACCGACGACGCGGCCGCAGATTTCGAACGCCAGCGCCTTGCACCGACATTTGCGGCAATGAAGATGGACCAGTATTTCACGGGCGACACTGCCGGCTGCAAGGAGTATCCGGGTGGCATCTTCTTTCTTGGTTCAGGTGGATCCGCTTCGCAGCTGCGCTCGAAGCCCCTGCAGGTTGTTCTTTGTGACGAAATCTCGGGTTGGCCGCTGGACTGCAACGGCGAAGGCGACCCGTGCGACCTGGTGAAGCGCAGAACAACAAACTTTCCGCGCCGCAAGCGCTTCTGGAACTCGACGCCGACCATCAAGGGCAAGTGCCGCATCACCAAGAAGTTCGAGACAGGCGACCAGCGATACTACAACGTGCCGTGCCCACATTGCGGTGAGCTGCACGTGTGGGAATTTAAGAACATGGTATGGGACAAGGATTCTTCCGGAAACCACTTGCCGTTTACCGTGCGCATGAAGTGTCCGCATTGCGGTGGCGAATACCAGGAATGGCGAAAGACGGAACTGATGGCGCAGGGGCAGTGGGTACCCACGAATCCGAATGGAGCTTACCCGAGCTACCATTTGAGCGCGTTCTATAGCCCGCTCGGGTGGTATTCCTGGGAAGAAGCCGTGACTGAATTCCTGGAAGCCAAGGGTGACCCGCAAAAGCTGAAAGTGTGGACCAACAACGTGGAAGGCCGTGCTTGGGATGAAGAAAACCAGGTCCGGCATGATTTCTCGGAATTGTTCCTGCGTCGCGAAGAATACGGCTGCGAGGTTCCCGACGGTGCGGTAATCCTGACTGCGGGTGTCGATACGCAGGATGACCGCCTGGAATGCGAAATTGTGGGGTGGGGCCGTGGGCTTGAAAGCTGGAGCATCGACTACATGATTATTCCGGGAAACCCGAACCAGGATGACGTGTGGGAAACTCTTGACGACATCCTGATCAATTCGCACTACGTGAAGGCGGACGGTACTCCGCTCTATGTGGCTGCAGCGTTGGTGGACTCGGGTGGCCACAAGACAACGGCCGTGTATAAATACTGCGCAAAGCGGGAGTGGCGGCGAATTTATGCCAGCATCGGTGCACGTGGCCCTAACAGGCCTGTTATTAGTCGCCCTGGATCCACGAAAAAGTCTTCTGCAGAGAATGCGAAGTTGATTACCGTTGGTACCGATACAATCAAGGATTGGTTCTTCAATGTGCTTACGTTCGAAAAACCGGGCCCCGGATATTGCCATTTCCCGATGAAAGATGCCTACAATCAGGAGCATTTCAAGCAGCTCGCCGAATCTGAAGTGAAAAAGTCACACATGAGTCGCGGGTTCTTGACTTATTCCTACGAAAAAATATATGATAGAAACGAGCCGCTCGACTGTCGAGTGTATGCCCGTGCGGCAATCAACCTGGTTGGAATCGATGTGGACAAGCTTGCTGATTCCGGAAAGAGTTATACCAGGAACCCGGCGAAGAAACAGCCTATCCGGAGAGGTTTCGTTGTAAACCAAGGAGTGAAACTATGATGGATTTTCATGTGACGTGCAATGTCGATAAGCTGCTGAAGGGTGTGCGCGATGTTCGCGAGAAGCAACTGCCGTATGCGATGAAGGAGGCGGTGAACGCCAATGCGTTCCGGGCCCGCCGTGCGTTAATCAAGGATTACCCGCGCAAGTTTACTATGCGCTCGAAAGGATTACCGAACCTGATCCGCATTGACAAGGCCGACAAGAAGGTGCCTGCGGCCCGCATTTTCCTGGACAAGTTGTTTATGGCCCGCCAGGAATACGGTGGGGAAAAGGTCGCCAAGCCGGGAAAGGGCGTGGCTGTTCCTCGTCCTGGCGTTACTGAAAAGGGCGGGTTGACGTCGAAGGGCTCTGTCAAGCCGGGGTACTACGTTTCGGCGTTGCTTGCCGATGCGGAAAAGAACAAGCGCCGTTCAAGGGTCCGAAATGGCCGTAAATACGGAGAAAACAGGCCGTCGGCACGTAAAAGCTCAAAGTATCATCCGTTCGAGATGGAACGCACCGATGGCGTGCGCTTTATCGCCCGTCACATTGCCGGATCGCGAAAACTGGAATGGCTGTATGCGCTTTACCCGAAGGTGGTTGTGCCGGCAAGATGGGGATGGCAGAAGATAGTGAAGTTCTTCTACGAAAAGTACATCAAGTCTGACTTTGAGGCTGCTTATCGGAAGGCTCTGGAGAGCGCGAAGTAGAGGACGTTGTTTCTGACATTGTTGCTACGCAAAAAGCGGATACAATGTAGACGAAAATCGCAACTATAATTGGCTCTATTCCAGATTCGTGCAGAATGTTTATTCCGTCAATTTCAATCTGAGAGCAAAAATGGTGGCCTAGTGCATAAAATCCCCAATAAAGGCAAGCGTAAACTACATGCCTTATAAGTTTTGTTGAGGATTTGTTCTGCTTTTCCATACCCATAATATAACCAAAATTAACCAGAAAAGCAAACAAAAAGTTAATCCAAGTTAAAACAATGGTTAAGCCATTTGCGGTCCAAAATTATTGTGTTACCAAAAACGCCGTTAGCTATTGCATTAAGGCTATTTTGGTGCTATGGCTCAACTGTATCCTGTCGAACTCTGCGAAAGCATGGTCGCCAAATCTAGGGCGGCACTCGAAAAGGCCCTGGAGGCCGAGAGTTATTCTATCGGTGGCCGGTCGCTGAACCGCGCCTCGGTGGATAAGTGTCAGCAACAGTTGGACTTGTGGTTGGGACGTCTCGCCACGGCGAAAAGGTTGCGCCGTGGCAAGGCGTTCTGTGTCGCGTCGATTCCGCATTAAGGGCTATGGCAAAGAATCTTGTAGGTGCTCATGGAATTGCATGGAAAGGGGCTTCGATTGTAACTGAAGCGCTCCGGGCTTTCTATGCTCCTGCTGGTTCTGCCGACCGCGACATTGCGGGCGACCTCGATGTTCTGCGTCGCCGCAGCCGTCAGCTCTTCCAGAATAACACGTTCAGCCGTGCGATGATTTCGAGTTTCGACACGAATGTTGTCGGGACCGGAATAAAGGCACGCCCGAACCTGATGCTGTCCGAAATGCTCGGGCTCACAAGTGAAGAAGCGGAAAAGTGGGCGAACAAGACGAAGGTCCTGTTCAACCTCTGGGCGACCGACAAGAAGTGCGATGCCGAAAAGACGAACAACTTTTTCCAGTTGCAGGACCTCGCGCTGAAAACGGCGCTGCTGGGTGGCGACTGCTTCGCGCTTTCTTGCTTCGACAAGAACTTTGCTCCATACGGAATGAACATCAAGTTGCTCGAAGGCGAACGCGTGCAGAACCCGCTCGGGCAGATGAATTCCGATGCGCTTGCCGAAGGCATCGAGGTCGACAAGAATCACGCTCCGGTGTCTTACTACTTTACGCAGAAGCCCGTATGGAGTTTTGACGACTATACCGATTTTGTGGACTCCGTCAGGGTTCCTGCGTTCGATGCGTTTGGCAATCCGAACGTGGTCCACGTCTTTACTGCAGACCGCACGGACCAGCGTCGCGGCGTGCCGCTGCTCGCTCCCGTCATTTGCCAGTTGAAGCAGCAGGAGCGTTACCAGGATGCCGAACTCATGGCGGCTGTAATCAGCGCGTGTTTTACGGCGGTTCTCGAAAACAATATCCCGGACGAGGCAGAAGATCTTTACGGCAACGTGCCCGAAGAAGAACGCGTCGACAAGACTGACAGTTACGGCAACGCCATTCCTGGCGGTGCGCACCCGTCGCTCGAAATGAAGCCGGGTGCCGTGTGGTCGCTTGCGCAGGGGCAGAAAATCAGCAGCCTTAATCCGCAGCGTCCGAATGTGAACTACCAGCCGTTTGTCGAGAGCATCTTCGCCGAGGCTGCGGCCTCTTGTGGCGTGAGTTTCGAGGTCGTGCTCCGTAAGTTCAATAACAGTTACAACGCCGTTCGTGCTGCTTTGCTCGAAAGCCAGAAGACTTTCAAGAAAATGTGCATGAACTTTGTGGCGGATTTCTGCAAGCCGATTTACGAGAAGTGGCTTGCAAACGCAGTGCTCCTGGGAATTATTGACGCTCCGGGTTTCTTTGACGATCCGATCAAGAGAAAACTTTGGAGCCAGTGCCTTTGGGTTGGCGATGCCGCCTTCTTGCTTGACCCGCAGAAGGAAACTGCCGCCATCAAGATGCAGATTGACGAGCAGTTGATTTCGAGAGACACGGCTTGCGCCATGATCAACGGCGGCGACTACAGGACTGTTGCCGAAGGTCATGCGAACGAACTTGCGCTGCGCAAGGAACTCGGCATCGGCGAACCTGGTTCTGTATCCAAGACAGAGAATTTCAGCGTGACGAGCGATGACCCGGAACAGTCCGCTCTGCAGTAGGTAGAAAATGAAGAAGAGTATGTTGAACAGAATCTTGAGCGCCCGCCTTGCTATCCGCAAGGAAGATGCCGATGTAGTCGCGTCCACGAACCTGAAGGTCGTGGATGACGAAGGACACTTTAAAGGTGCAATGAAGCCCGATGGCGAACTCGACCTGGTAAACAACATCACCCGTCGCGATGACGGCATTGCTGTCATTCATGTCGACGGTGCGCTGTCTTACCGTAGCAACTGGCTTTCTTATTACTTCGATGAGGATACCTACAACAGCATCGAGGCCGCTTTTGATGAATGCCTTGCCGACGAATCGGTGAAGGGAATCCTTTTCAACATCAACAGCCCGGGTGGAGAAGTAAGCGGGTGTTCCGACCTTTCTGATAAAATTTTCAACGCTCGTGGATCGAAACCTTACGGCATTGTCGCCCGCACCGGCGGGATGATGTGCTCTGCCGCCTACTGGCTGGGTTCCAGTTGCGAGAAAGTTTTTACGGCGAGCAACGGAACGCTCGGCTCTATCGGCGTCCTTTGCGCATTCACGAATTTCAGCAAGTCCATCGTCGAGACGACAGTCGTTGTCTCTGACTTGAGCCCGAACAAGGCTCCGGACCCGAGCGACCCGGAAGGACTGAAACTGATTAAGGAAGAATTGAACTCTCTTGCTGAAGTTTTCATCGCCGCCGTTGCCCGTAACCGTGGCACGACTGCTGAAGACGTGAAGAATAATTTTGGCCAGGGAGGCGTGTTTATCGGCGACAAGGCTGTCGCTGCTAACCTTGCGGACGGCGTTATGTCCCTTGATGACGTCTGTGAAGAAATGAAACGACAAGGGATCAGTAATGGAGGTGCCTTTATGGCAACTAACAATAAAGGAGCCGAAGCTGGAAAGCCCGAGGCTGTGGATATGGAAGCCGTCAAGGCCCAGGCTGTCGCCGATTACAAGGCCCGTGTTGCTTCAATCGAAGATGTCTTTGCTGGTCTCGAAATTACCGGCGAAGAAAAGGCCGGATTTGTCGACGGCGACAAGACTGTCGCCGAAGCGACCACTTTCGCTCTCGCGAAGGCCAAGGAAAAAATCAAGGCCCAGGCCGAAGACCTCGCGAAGGCTCGTGCCGAACTTGACGAAGCCAAGAAAAAGCCTGCCGGAGCAAGCGAAAAAGAACGCGCTATCGAAGCGCTTGAAAAGAGCAATGCTGCGCAGAACTCTGTTCACGGCGGTTCCGATGTGACGGCTTCCGACGAAACCAAGAAGCATTCCGAATGGGCTGCTGAAGTAAGCAACGAATTTTTCAAAAAGGGGTAAGACATGTCTGAACTCAAATTCGACAATGATATCGCTGGCGAATTCCCGATCCAGCGCGAAACTGTAAAAATCGGGAAGAACCAGAACCTCAAGCGCGGGACCATCCTTGTCGAGCACATTGAGAGCGATGGTGCAAAGGCAAAGTATTCCTTCGCCCTGTCTGCTTACACTGCCGCCGCCGACAAGACTGTGACGTTGACTATCGGTTCTACTAACTATGTGGCCAATGTCGGTTCTTCCGACACTACGATTGCGGCTGTTCTTGCCAAGGTCGTGGCCGCTGCCGCTGCTGACACCAAGTTTACCGTCTCTGCAGACAACACCAACGGTAAGCTGGTTCTTGAAGCGAAGGAAGTTGGTGAAGATTCCACGACAATCACTCTTGAAACGACCGCCACTTTGACGATTGGTGCCAAGAGCGAAGATGTTGAAGGTGCTGACGCCGTCGAAGGTGGTTTCTTCCCGATTGCCGACGCAACCGAAGAACCTGTCGGCTACCTTCTCAAGGACATCAAGACCGCTGCTGATGAAGCGGGCTATGCCGATATGGCTCGCACCGGCTGCTTTGCCGATACCGCCGCCATCATCGACGAAAACATCGATGCAAAAACCGTCAAGGACAAGCTTGCCGCACGTTGCCTTTTCTTCAAGGGCGTGGTCGCTGTCAAGGACTAACCAAAAGGAGTGTAAACAATGCCTGAAGCAATTACTCTCGAAGATCGTCACGAGCTCACGAAACTCGTCAACGAGAACTTCAAACCCTCTCAGTTCTTCCGCAAGATGTGCGCGACGGACTTGCATAAGACCAAGAACCTCATCCTCCAGCAGGAAAAGCAGACGCGCCTTATCGCTCCGTATGTCTCCGATGACGACGAAGATGGCAAGGTGATTGGCCGCGACGGCTACGAACGCCTTGTCGTGACCGTGCCGACGCTGCACCCGAAGCGCAACCTGACTCGCCGCGATGTCGAAGTCGCTGCAAACGCCGAAATGGTGTTCACTTACGCCAACGGCGGTTCTTCTGCCGAGAAGATCCAGTTCCAGAAGCTGATGAAGGACGGTCTTGAACTTCGCCAGTCCATCGAACGCCGCGAAGAGCAGCAGATTATCGAAGCCATGACTACCGGCAAGGTGGAAGTGATTTTCGATGGCGGCAAGCGCACTATCAACCTGAACATTCCTGCAGGTAACTTGACCGCTGCCGCTGCCGGTGACAAGTTCGATGCCGAAAACTCCAACCCGATTACCTACCTCCTTGCGCAGAAGCGTCTTCTTGCCAAGAACGGTGGCGGTCGCGGTTTCCTTTGCGTCATGGGTTCCGATGCCTATGAAGCCTTCATTCAGAACAAGGCCGTGAAGGAATACATGGACAATCGCCGCATGAACTTCGGCGAAATCGAACCGGGCGAGATGGACACCGACTACGTGACCCGCATGGCTCACATCATCGGCATGGACATCGTCACCTATGACGATTTCTTCTACTCCGAATCGGAGAAGAAGGATATCGAGATGTATCCGAAGGACAAGATCACGATTATCGGTGCCGGTGCCGGCTTCAAGATGCACTACGGTGCCATTGCCGACGGCACTGACGGTTCGCTGAACGTGTGCCAGGCCTACGCCTACACCTGGATCAAGGACGGTAAGTCCAAGATTATCGAGGAAGAATCCTGCCCGCTGTTCGTCCCGAACATCGGTGGCGGCATTATTTCCCGCAAGGTGGTGTAAGGAGCTTATGTCGTGAGCTTCAAGTCGCAAATGGTGGATGACTTGCAGACGGTCTTCCTGAATACGGATGACTTCGGCGAGACTGTTACGCTTGAGCGTAACGGTTCCACCTATGCGATGAAGGGGCTCTATGACGAACTCCCGCTGAATGGCGAGGGATTGGGTGGAAACGTCGATGCGATTTCGCACAATCCCCGCCTTTTTGTTTCTGCCTCCGATTTGCCTGGAGGTGCGCCCCGTAAAGGCGATGTGTTTGTATTGAGTGCGAACGAATTTCATTCTGAACGCAGAATCGTGGCTAAGGATTTTGAGTTTCCCAAAGATGGTGTTGTTGTCTATTACCTGAAGGACCGTGCATGAGTTTGACTCTTTCGTCAATCAAGGAATTGCGCCATGCAGTCGTAAATGCTCTTGTTGCTGCCAATATCGAAGGCATTGGCGAGAATGTGTACGAAGCCAGGCGCGAGAACCTTTGGCCTGAAGAAGGCCTTGTTGCGGTCGTCTACACGGACTCCATCAGGTTCGATGACAAGCGAACCAGCCCGAAAGAGTATGTTGTGTCTGTTAACGTTGTGGTAGATGTGATTTGCCAGAGCGAAGGCGGTAATGTCAATGATACTCTTGACGATGCTTCCGTCGCGGTAATTACGGCTTTGCAGCCGCCAATGCCTGCAGGCGGTTTCTTTGGCGGGCTTACGAAACGCTTTGTCGTGACGGGTGTCGAGAACAACCTTTCTGAGCAGGGTGAAATGAGCCGAGGCTTGCAGCGGATAACGTTCGAGACGATGTTCGGCGTCCCGCTGCCTGTCGGTGGCCCTGTAAATGATTTCTTGCGTGCAAAGACTGCTATCCGGGCTGGTGATAGCGAAGACTTGAAACAGGAATTTGTAACCAATGTGAGGCCGAGTAATGCCTAGAAAAATTTTCTTGAAGCCCGCTGAAGGGGTTACGGTGTTTTTGCCGACCCGTGGGCGCAATATTTTCCCGGAAGGAGAAATGGTCGTGGTTGACTCCTTCGTGGAACGTTGTATGTCCGAGGGGGCGCTTGTTGCGGTTCCTGAAGGCAGGCAGCAGTCGAAAATGAATACCGCGAAAACAAACAGCAAGGAGGAACGGTAATGACTATCCCGTTCAATGAAATCCCGGCGGGCAACCTTGTTCCGATTTTTGCCGTGGAAATCAACAACGAACGTGCATCGAAACCTGGCCCGATGCCGTGGAAAAACCTTTTGATCGGCCAGGCGGTCGGGGCTGTCACGGGATCTACGCCTGATGCCGAAAAGAAGTGGCGTCCGAATACCGACAATACCGGCAAGCTCGTTCGCGTCATGGAAGGCGACCAGGCTGACTCCTTGTTTGGCAGGGGTTCGCAGATTGCCCTTATGGCGAAGAACTTCCTCAAGAACGCTCCCTACATGGAACTTTACTGTCTTGCTCTTGCCGATGAACCGGTTGAATCTGGACAGTCCGTAGATGCCGGCAAGGCGACCAAGACTCTCACGTTTGCTGGGCCTGCCACTGAAAGCGGTTCTCTTTATCTAAATATCGCAGGTCAGGCGGTTACCGTTACCGTGATTGACACTGACACTGCTGCCACGATTGCTGGCAACGTGAAGGCAAAGATTGACTCCCTGGTCGACTTGCCTGTGGTCGCTACTGTTGCGTCCAACGTGGTCACGCTTACTGCGAAAAACAAGGGTGCTGCCGGCAACGACCTTGCGGTGTTCCTGAACTTCAACGAAGGCGAAAAGACTCCGGCTGGCGTTTCGATTACCGAATTCGCGAGCGCCGATGTCATTAAACTTGCAGGCGGTTCGGGCGATACCGAATTTACTGCAGAGAATGTCGGCAACCTTATCGAAGGCACCTGGTTCAACGCAATTGCAATCAACCATGGCGACAACACAACCACTGGAAACGTGTCCTACATTAAGGAAAAACTCGATGAACGCTGGACTGCCATGAAGCAGCAGACGGGCGTCCTGTTCTACTGTGTCGGTGGCGATATGACCGCCGAAATCACTGCAGGCAATGCCCGTAACTCCCAGGTGCTCTGCCTGCCGGGTCTCCCGGATTCCCCGACTGCACCGTGCAATATCGCGGCTGCCGTTATGGGTGCCTGCGCCGTGTCTGCTCTTAACGATCCGGCACTGCCTCTCTCGAATGTCTCGGTGAAGGGCGTGGTTGCTCCCAAGCGTGCGAAGCGACTTGGCGTCACGAGCCGTGACACTATCATGAAGGCGGGTGTTGCCGCTCTGTTCGTCGGCGACGACGGCACGGTTTACCTGAACAGGACCGTGACGACCTACAAGTACAAGGCAAACGGCGCAAGCGATATCAGTTATCGCCAGCTCGAAACGGTTTTCACGCTGTCCTTCCTCCGTTGGGATTGGAACAACTACCTGTCCGGCAAGTATCCGCGTGCGAAACTTGCTGCCGACGGTAACGAATTCGGTCCGGGCCAGGTCGTGATGACGCCGAAGAAGGGCATGTCCGAATTGCTCACCCGTTACCAGGATTGGATGAAGATGGGCCTCGTTCAGAACTTCGACCTCTTCAAGCAGAATGTCGTTGTCGAACTCGATCCGAACGACCCGAACGCGCTGCTGTTCCTCGCTCCCGCTAACCTGATTAAACAGTTCTTTATCAGCAAGACCCTCTTGCAGTTCGAATAAGGAGGTTGTGAAATGTCTCAGTTCGATGACGTTGGCGGCATCTATACGATGTATGTCGACAAGCTTGAATTCCTGCTCAAGGGCGACCCTGAGTTCGATATCGGTGGCACCAAGCGCACGGTAATTCGCGGCGCTGGCGACGGCAAGATCCACGGCAACAAGGTCGAGAAGGTCAACAGCCGTATTTCCGGAACTACCACGAACACTTCCGAGTTGGACATCGAGGCTCTTCGCGAAACGAAGGACGCCACGATTACGCTTTACTGCCCGAACGGCAAGGTGGTCAGTTTCCCGCACTGCTCGTTCACTGGCGACCCGACCGTAAGCGGAGCCGAAGGCGAAGTTTCGTTCGAGTTCCAGGGCGACAAGGCGACCGAAATCATGTCTTGATGATGCCTTAGCTCCTGGGCGTGGGGAGAAATCCCCGCGTCCTTGGGCTTCCGCATTTTTTTTAACAAACAACAAAAGGAGCTAAAATGCAATACAAATTTAAGAAGCCGTTTAAGTTCGGCAATGAAACTATCGAAACCGTTGAACTCAAGGAAGAGTTCAATACTGGCGATATGATCCGCATTACGAATGCAGAAGGAACTGGCGATAAAATGGGGGCTATGCTTGTTGCCGCCACGGGATGGCCGTTGCCTAAAGTTGCTCAGATTTCCATTCCAGATTCTATCGCTATTAGCGAAATTGTCACGCCTTTTTTCGGGCTTGGCGAAGCGGAATCCTCGGAGACGTAGCAATGCTTGGGTTAAAGTTCGGGATGCAGCCATCTGAAATATATAAGATGACGGCTGCCGAACTTTCTTTTTGGGCTAAACATGCTAGAAAAGTTGTTGAAGCGGAGCGAAAACTTTAAGTATGGCTAAGAATGGAATTGAAACTATTATTTCTGTAACTGATGGATTTTCAAAAGAATTTATTCTGTTTGAAAAGCGTGTCCATCATGCATTACAGCCAGTCAAAAAACTTGAAGATTCTTTTAAACGTTTTGATCGTGTTAGCGGTTTCAAAGCGCTTCGCCAAAGTTTATCTGATCTGAAAGATCATTCTTCTTCTGTTTTCCATTCGATAACGAGTATTGGTACTGGCGTTGGTATTATTGCCGGCGCGACTGGGTTGCTTGTTTCTAAAATTAATAAAGTTGCGTTAATGGGCGATAATTTGCTGAAAACGTCTAAACGCCTTGGAATGTCTGTTGAAAGTTTGCAAAAATTTGAATATGTGGCGGAATTGGCGGGTGTTCCTGTTGAAAAAATGCAAAAAAATATGCAGCGACTTTCTTTAGCTGCAATGCGGGCCGCTGGAGGAGTGAAAAAAGAATCTGAAGCGTTTAAAGCTTTGCATATCAAAGCTAAAAATATTGACGGAACGGTCAAAACCTCGGAACAACTTCTTGTTGATTTGAGTTCAAAATTTGTTGGGACGAGTTTAACTGCTACAGAAAAGCTTTATGCGGCGATCGAGATTTTTGGAAAAGAGGGTGGCCAAATGGTCAATCTTCTGAATCAAGGACCTGACGCTATAAAAGCGCAGATGAAGCAGATTGAAAAATTCGGGATAATGACGGAGAAACAGGCCGAGGCTTCTGAGCAGTATAATGACTCGTTGACGGCTATGCATTGGGCTTTCCGTGGAATGGCTGTAGAAATCGGGACGCATGTTATCCCGGTAATGACTAAGGCTGTTGAAAAAATTACGGAGGTGTTTTCTAAAAATAAGGAAAAATATGTAAAGTCGTTCATGAAGATTGTTGAAAAACTGCCCGAGTTGGTTGATGTTTTTCTTGATCGGCTTCCAGGATTACTTCGTGGAATAGCTAAATTTTTATCTGTGATGGAAAAGATTGTAGATTGGTTTGGTATTGTGAATACTTTAGGCGCTCTTGTAATCGGTTCTGTTTTTGTTCCTTTGGCGTCGGCGTTTGTGGCTTTAACAAAGATTGGAGCTGTTCTAGTTCGAGGCTTGTTTGTTGTTATTGTGCATATTGGAAAGATTCTTGTAGGCGCTGCTAAAAAGGCATTGGTGTTTCTGCCGAAGCTCAAACTGAGTTTTTTGGGTGTTGGTGGTGCGGCTAAAGGGGTTGTTCCTGTGTTGAAACGTTTTGGAATGGCACTCAAGGCTTCGTTTGGGCCTCTTGGATGGGGGTTATTGATTGTCGAGGAATTGTGGCCGCTCGTTAAAAAGATTGCTGCTCGATGGGATGAGATGAGTTTTACCAGTTTTGATGGTATCGTTAAATCGTTTGGAATTTTAAGGGATATTACGGTTGAATGGTTGGATTCTTTAGGGCCTGTTGGTGATATCATTAAAGGTATTGGGAAATTCGGTAATAAAATTTTTGGCGGGAAGGTTGATTTTAGCGGTATTCCCGAAGATCCTATTGCAAAAGCGATGGCTGAAATTCCGCCTCCTGAGAGTGTCGAAAAATCTGAACTTTTCCAATCAGTTACTAGTACAAAGACAATTAACAAAAACACGAGCCAAATTATGGAAATTCGTATAAAAGACCCAAATAAGGTGGCTGAAGTTAGAAAAATAGGGTTCAGTGACCCTTCTATGTATGGGAATTCAATGATTCCTGCGTTTTAGTCGATAAAATGCTTGCTTTTTCGTTGCAAAAAGGGTATTTTATAGATATGAAAATCCTTTTGGCATTATTTGCGTTGGCTGTGATTATTATGGCGTCGTTGTGCGCGTATGTATTTTTAGATACGTTCATGGTCGCTGTAGTTTTTTTGCCATTGGGCTTGGCGTTGTCTGCTCAGGCCGTGTCGACGCTGCTCTTTCTTGGAATTTTTCATTATAAAGACTGCTAAAATTTCCTGTTACCAAACATCCCTTTGTAATAGCCGAATATCGTATGTTTAACTGGAATAGTTAGACAGGCGGTCCGCTTTGGCTTATATCGATACCCTCCAGAAAGTGACCATACCGGTGCGCGGCGAGCCCGTTGAATGTATTGCGGGTTCCTTCAAGGGCGTGCCGTTTTTCTTTGAATCGACTGAATTTTCGGGCGGTGGGCGCAACGTCCAGACCAACAGCATCCCGTTTTCGAACGACCATGTGAACGAGGACACGGGCATCAATGTTCCGAAGTATTCGTTCAATATCTACTTTGTGGGCGAGGATGCCGAAAACCAGAAAAACGATTTCCTGCGCGTCTGTAACGAGGAAGGGCCTGGTGAACTCATTCATCCGTATTTCGGTGTATTCAAGGCCCGTGTCAACGCCCCGATAAATCTTTCTTACGGAGACTACCAGGAATACATTTCCGGTTCCGTGACATTTGTTCCGGAAAATGATTTCGAGCTTCGTAATATGGAGGTTTCGCTTTCTGGCAAGACTCGACAGAAAGCGGTGGATCTTCGGCAATCTGTGGCTGACAAGACGTCGAAAAGCTTCAAGGCTAAAGGAAAAAGCAAGTCTATTCTTGACAAGGCTGTCGAAATGTCTTACAAGGCTGTTGACGCGGTTTATTCTTGTAGAAAATCGGTCCAAAAGGCGGCTGAATTTGTGAAACGGGTTGGCAGCATTAAGTCTAATATCGAGGTCCTCCTGATGTCGCCCGGTGATTTTGTTGCTCGCGTGCAGAACCTTATAACGATGTCTGGCGAAATTCTTGGAATAGATGTCAGTCCTAAGGATAATGTATCCAACGGTATTGCGTTGATGGGTTTTACTTTAGCGTCAACAGATGTTTTTGAAATTCAGTCTGTTGAAAATCAAGCTGCGTTAGTGTCGCTCGTCAGGATGACCGGTGCGTCGATGGTGGCTGAAAATGTGGTTGATTGCGAATTTTTGAACGTCGATGAAGCTAAACGTTATCAAGATGACGTGCATGACGCTTTTGAAGCGATGCTTGCCGATGCGGATGATGTTGATCTCTATTTGCAGGCCCAAGCGCTTGAAGCCGTTGCGCTGAAGTATCTTCGCGACAATCTGAGTAATATTCCGTATGAAGTGGAAATCGAGCTGCCTGCGACCAATAATCTGCTTTCTTTAGTCTATGGAGTGCATGGTAACCTAGATGATGTTGAGTCTGTACTTGAGCGTAATGGTTATCGGGACCCGCTTTTTGTGAAGCCGTCGGATCGGATGATGGTTCTTTGCGATGATTAAAGTGCTAAAAAATGGAGTGCTAGTGCGTGGTTGGGAGTCCGTTAGTGTCGGCCTATCCCTTTCAACGTTGTGCAACGGTTTTTCTCTTTCTCAGTTTGTGGCTGACGATTTTGATTCGCCTGTTTTGTTTCCAGGCGATGCTGTCCGGATTGAATGTGATAAAGAGCTTCTTTTGGACGGCTATGTCGATGAACTTAGTTCGTCTTTTTCTCCAGGAAGTCATTCAATAAATATTTCTGGCCGTGAAAAAACTTGTGATATGGTGGATTGTTCGCTTAAGGACTTTGGAAAGTCTTGGAAGAATAGAACTGTGTCGCAAATTGTAGGCGAAGTGTGTTCTGCGTTCAAAATACTTTTTGACGCGAATGGTGTGAAAGACAATGGAAAAATAGTGAAATTTTGTCCGGACCCTGGGTGTACTGGTGCCGATATTGTGTCTGATGTTTGTCGGCAGAAAGATGTGGTCTGTTTTTCTGACGGTTTGGGCTCCGTCAAGTTTGTCAATGATTCTAAATTCGAATTTGTGGAAGATTTCATTCGCCAGGGAGTCAATGTCCTTTCGGCTGATGTGACATTCAATAATTCCGAACGTTTTTCCGACTATGTGGTTTTGTGCTCCAGCGACCCGAAGACGAAGCGCCGTGGAGAATCTAAAGATGGCGAAATCGGTCGTTCCAGGTGTCTTGTGTTGGTTGACGAGGGCTATGGCAACGCTGATTCTGCTGAACAACGTGCGTCATTTGAAGTCTTGAGCCGTTCTGCAAAATCGACGACGTTAAATGTGACTCTTGCTGGCTGGAAAAGGAATGACGGAAAGATTTGGAAGCCTGGCGTACTTGTTGATTGTCTTATTCCGGCGTTTTTTGGGCAGTGGGTGCAGACGATGCTTGTGAATGAGGTTGAGCTTTCGTATGATTCATCTGGGACTTTCGCGCATTTGCAGCTTGTCCGTAGGGATTATTATACTCAACCTCCGGCAAGAAAGGCGAAAAAGAGTAAGGCGGACCCTTGGGCCAGTATCCGGGCAAAAACTATGGCTTCGGAGGCAAAAAAATGATGGAGCGCCTTCTAAATCCTATTAAGGCAAGAATACGCCTTATGGTCGGAAAATGCCTTATTACGGCTTGTGGCGGTAATAAGGTTGACTTGTCTTTGTTGGTCGGCGAAACTCGCGACGATGTGGATTTTTACCAGCAATATGGATTTACGAGTAAGCCCGTTGGAAAGGTTGGCGGTGTTGCGCTTTTTATTGGCGGGTCTCGCGATAATGGAGTCGTTGTTTCGAGCCGTGGCGAAGATAAGGATATGGCTATTGATCTGGATCCTGGCGAGGTGGCTTTACATACGAAATTTGGATCAAGCGTCATTCTGAAAAAGGACGGGTCAGTAGAGATAACGGCTAATGGTGATGTAAATGTGAAAACCAAGAATGGCTTAGGTAATCTTAAAGTTGAAGGGTATGTCCTTGCCACAATGGACGTTAAATCTATGTGTGATACAGCACCTGTGAGTTTGACCCTCCATACGCAGGCTTCTGCCGTCGGTTCTACCGCTCCGCCGACT